AAGCAGACAATAAAGCCCTAGAAGCATCTAAAGCTAAACTCCAACTGGAGAGGCTTCAAGCGGATAAAGAGCGATCCGAACGGACTAAAGCAGAGCAACGGGCTGTCGAGGAAGCTAAGGCAAAAGCAAAAGCAGCGGCAGAAGCCGCAGCTAAAGCGAAGGCCAAAGCTCAGGCAGCTAAAAAGGAGCCAGCAAAGACGACGGCGAAAAAGAAATAAATGTAAATAGTACACAAGGAAGCCTCGTTTAAAACGAGGCTTTTTTTATTGCCAGATCGCGAAGAACCCCATAAAATTGCCGCATGTTACGCAGTGTAAATGAACCTCGTTCAACTGAAGTTAAATAAAGAGAAGGAGATTCAGGCAATCAAATTAAACGCGTCTTACCACGGGGTGATCCTGGTTGACGAAAACGTATTTATAACCGAGGAGAACTTCGAGTCTCCCTTACGTGCGGCTAATTACGCAAGGAAACTGAAAAAAGAGAAAAAAATAAATTCCTGCTCTAAAGAAAGACAAAGTTCTTTAAAGACAAAAATAAAGCCTAAAATAATCGAGACGATAAAATTATTAACTGAGGCCGACGTGGCTGGCCATACGCCTCTACATTACAGGGAAATTTGGGTGATCGTTTCACCCTCAGGGACTTTTGTACATCAAACGCTTAAAGAGGGTTCTGTCGTTAAATATGGTTCTGATCGGGATAAAGCTCAAATTTTTAAGACATATGAAGACGCTATAACGATGGCAAATACTCTTAACTGTGTGGTTAAGTGTGGGCATACACTGAAGAGATTCTTTATAGAAAATAAAAGTAAGTGAAGGAATCTTACATACTTACAATTACGAAAGGTAAAGCAGAGAAAAAAATAACGATTTACGCAAACGACAATAACCACGCTGTCGCCCAGGCTGAGGATATAAGTAGGGCTCTGGATGCAGAAAAGTTTCAGGTTAGTTATGGCGATGAAAGTAAAACACTACTGTCGTGCCTATTTAAAAAACTAGCTTTTAATAACTTCAAATACGATCAGTGCGATGAGTGGACCGGCTCGCACACAAACGAAACCCCGTGCCTATACCTATTTAAAAAAAGACTGTATGTACGAAACATAATCTTAAAGTACTTAGATATTCCTAAGGATGACTGTGTAACTAAACTAACCTGCAAAAATACTAAATGCACAAATCCTTATCATTTCTGCTATGTCCCTCAGAAAAACTCGAAAATCTCTGGCGCGGATCGCGGTTTGGCGGTAGCCTATCTGAGCCAAGGCGCCAGCGTTTCGCAGGTTGCCTCAGCACTCAACGTTCACCGTTCAACGATTTACAGGAATCTAAAGCTCCGTGACAACGAGAAATCATAAGCAACTACCAGAAGAGTTAAAGGAGTGGCTTATAGTCGATTTAACAATTCCAGAAGGGCTTAGGTGGAAAAAGAGTAGAGGACATAAAAATGAGGGGGATCCTGCAGGATGTAAAACTGAAAGAAAAAATGGAGAGTATTATGTAGTAAAATTTAAACAGATATTGTATTTAAGTCACAGAGTTATATATTTTTTAACGCATAATATAGATCCTGCAGATAAATTAATCGATCATATAAACAAGGACAAAAACAACACAGAAATACGTTTAGCAACAAATCAAGAAAACGTAAGATACAGAAAAAAAGGACAAAATTGTAAAAGTAAATACAAAGGCGTAACATACCATAAGAGAGATAAATTATGGTGTGCAAGAATAACCATAAATAAGGTGACAAAAACTATAGGGTACTTTAAATCAGAAGTAAAAGCAGCAGAAGCTTACGACCAAGCCGCACGAAAACACTTTAAAGAATTTGCGTTCACAAACTTCATTGACAGCTCTGAAAAGCCTGATAACATCGACCATGCCGGGAAGCCCCGGTAGAACTCGACAAACCGCTCAATGAACGTTTTTATCTTAGGTGTAAAGATCACCGACACTGCTTTAGCTGAGGAAAAAAAGGTAAACGTACTAGGGGTTGTTTTGCCTTCGAGTGATCGAAAAGTTCCGACAAAAATTCAACTTCTACAGGAAGAAAGCCACTATGTTGGAAATTTACTCAAAAAACTCACCAAAGATGAAACAATTCTCGCAATCGGTCCAACTCGACAAACTCCGGATGGTGTACTTCAAATGCAACCAATGTTAATTGTCACCGAATCTAACTTTGATGATCTCTTAGCTGTTAACGCTTTTATTGCCACAGGAGGGCTCGGTCCTAAAACTGAAGCTATTGAGCTCACTGATACCTATGTAACTAATCGCTCTCTAGCTTGGCAATCAGAAAACTCCGAAACCAATTGGTTTAAGTTATCAGCATTCGGGGAGCTCGCGCATCAACTAGCAGATCTTCCCCCAGGTACTCCGACCATCGCAGTGGGAAAAGTTTCCACTAGCGAAAAGGACGATAAGAACTATATTAACTACACGGTAGACAAAGTTTTGTATCTACCTAAACAAACGAAGCAAACCCCTAAGAAGGCTGCTGATCCAGAAAAAGGAAAAGTGGCCGCTGCTGCTCTCGGTTCGATTGATTTCTCTCTCTGATTTGGTGCTTTCCCATGGTTTTTATCGCTGGTCAATTTTCTGAAGACGAAATTCTCTGTAACGTTCCTCCGCATACACTACGAATTGATCTTCAAGCTCGCCGCTGGAAATCAGACGTAGACCCTGAGAACGCAATCGTTGACAAGAACGATAACGGTATCCCCATTGAATTCGTTCTTCTCGGCTTTGTTCCCTACTTCGGAAATCTAGGACTTCGTAACTGTGAAGAGTTTCTTCGCATCGCTTACATCGGTGTTAGTCCCAAGCATCGTTTGTTGCCACCGCGTTGCGTAAGTACTTCGATGATTGGGGGTAAGTCCTCTCAGAAAAATTTCATTAGTTATTTCCAAACTCTCTATAACAATCGTATAAACTGCGCGTCAATTATTACATCAACAAAGTTCGTCACTCGCAGCTTCAATGAGCGAGATCCCATGACGGGAGCTGACGGAGCAAAGATTAATTTCAACGCACTGGAATTTTCTGATCGGCCCGCCGAGACTGAAGAAGAACAAAAACTAATCGAAGACATTAATGTTTGGCTTTCAAACAAAGGGACGAACCTCATCACGTCGGCGCTCAAGTCTCATATTCCTGGATCGGATCTGGTTGAGCTTCCACTTGGCGCAGACCATCAGGAGATCAAGGCGCAATTCGCCGCCACGCGTCCATCCTCACATGACCGGGCACTGGGTTCTGCTCCTGTCGCTAAGGCTCTTAAGTCCGCTTCTGATCTGGATAACACAGAGGAGAAGCCAGAACCCCCGCAGCCAAAAAAGGCGCTGGAGCTGACGGAAGAGCAAGCTAAGAGTCTCGGGTTAGACTTCTGAAGCGAAGCCACTGGCAAAGGGGCGTCATTCGACGCTCCTTTTTTTATGCAAACTCATGATCAAACATCGAACACTTCGAATCAAGAAGGATCCATACTGGATTTCTGTCTATCTGACTTACTGGGGTAAGCACACCTGGAATCTCGGCGCAGCCATTTGCAAGTCGAGACGAGCAGCTAACGATTGGAACAGAGGAAGATATAAGCGACGACGTGTAAAAAAATTTATGTCCTCCTTAAACCCTTCGACATTCGCTCACATGTACGCTTTAAAACGTCTTGTGCAAGCAGCAATCGAAGTGGTTCCCCACGGGGACGGTGTGGTGATCTGTCCAGAACAGTTGGACAGAACTTGTCTCGCTAAGTTCGCTGAGAGATTCGGGTTTACCTATCATCAATCGGATGATGTGTCTCTTTGGGTTCTAATAACTCATCCAGAGGCGGTAAAATAATATTATTAGAAGCACACCAAACAAGTAAACGAGAAAACAAATTACTACGTATTTGGTACTGATTGTGCATTATTTCAAAATACTTTAAAAGTTCCTCTTTACTCAGTTTCTTGGCGTCCAGCATGATCCTCTGGTGGAGGAACTGCTGCTCCGTGGTAGTCCATGCAGAATTTAACATGGTCCTAAGGTACCTAAAAGTTACTGTAGACAACAAACGCACGTCAAACCTAAATAAAATCGCTAAACTCAGCAAACCCTGACCTGCCCTACCCAACCAACATCAATGTCAGATTTTTACACGGTTCCAAAGGGTGTTACCCACGCGCTGATCAAACACTCGTACATCACGGGAAAAATTTTGGTTCCGCATGATCCTCTTGGTATCCTTACGGATCAACTGAGGAAACACAACTTTACAGTTGTGCGGAACGAAAACGAAGAGAACATCGTCGACCCCATCTGGTGGGTCGGAGAAAAGAAAAAGGAATACGACTGGGTTATTGCGTGTACAATGGGAAACTCTGAAAGAAATGAATACATTCTGGAGTATGGTATGCAGATAGCAACACAGGGGATTGCGGTGCTGGATCGACTGTCGTTCATCGAACCAGTAGCTAAAAGGAAGACCTTCTTACTTAAGAACAAACTGTCGAATATGATCGTATTGAGTCCGCGTCCTAACTACAGAGCGGTGGGCTCCACACGGGATTCCGTAACGAGCTGTTGGTTCCTCTTCCAACGTCCGGAAAACTGGCGAGATGGCACACAGGTTACATTCGGACTAGATTGGGACCGCGTTGATCCCTTACCAGATCTAGACTAATGGGACTCAGATCACAAAATTTCGAGAAATTCCAAAAACAAGTTCTTGAGGCTCTGGAAACCAACAACAAAAAACTAGAGAAGATCTGCGCGTTACTGGTCTCCAACCAGCTTCTATTAGAATGTATATCACCTGAGGGAACTCCGCGTACAGCTCAAGAGTGCGCAGAGATCGTCACGGAAAGCTTCTGTGCTGGTATGTGCTTGAGCGAAGAGCTCAGCGACCGAGGAAGGGAATTCGATTACCAAAAATCCGAATTCTTTATTGAAGAGGAAGAGGAAGACGAAGAGTATGAAGAGGAAGATGATGAGGACGATGACAACCAAAACCCGTTTAACTCGAATCACCCGTCTATGACTTTTTGACTTAAATAGAGTACTCTTGGTTTAATTCGACACAAAATTGTGTCCCAAACAAGATTAGTACTCAAGGGATTAAGGCACTACAATTGCGCTGGTGTTCCGAAGCCTCTTCCTTCTGTAACGAGCATCCTTTCTGCCACGCAGAACGAGGAGACGCGGCGGAAACTGGCGCATTGGAACTTATCGAATCCGGGTGCGCTTGAAAAAGCAGCGGAACGCGGGACCTGGATACACAGTGCTACAGAGAACTACATTAGGGGTTTAGAAGTAAGTCCTCCAAACGAGTACCGTCCTTACTGGGATGGTATGCCTGCCAAGCTCGACGAACTCTTGGACGGAGCAAGAGTTCTCTGGAGTGAGGCCCCTTACAACGCCCCTCAGTGGAACAAATATGTAGGAGAGGACGGTGTAGGTAGGCTACATTACTACGACGAGCACACAGAGCACGGTTATGCGGGGTGCCCTGATTTAATCTATAAAGACTCGAACGGAGAAATAGTCCTCGCAGACTTCAAAACAAGCACGTCTCCTTACTCCCTTAACTATCCGAAAGCGAAGAGTTCGATTCCGCCTGAAATAAAAAAGGCGTTGATCGGCGGGGTCTTCAAGGCAAAGAAAACCACGCTGCAGCTAGCTGCTTACACGCTGGCAGCCGAAACGTGCTTAGGGATAAAAGTCGATAAAACGCGGATCATAGTGAGCACTCCGCTTCCTGAATTTAGCGTTCAAGTATTTTCTTTCAGTCGAGCTCAGCTAGATAAACATACAGAACAATGGTTGGAAGTAGTGAAAGACTTCTACGAAAAGTTCAACAAAGAAGATTAATCGAGTATCCTCTATTTATACGTTGTTAAGCTAAATTTCTTTAATAACAGTTAATGATCCTGGCTGGCCGCGTCCGGACGAGCGTGCCAAAATACCAGGACGGGATTGAGTCATGCGCTTTTTTTTCAGCCGAAACCAAGTCGTCCGCTCCGCTCTCAACCCCGCAACCGGCAAGATCCCCACGGGTGGGAACTTTACAGCATTTAACGAGAACTGGGAGCAACAGGAAGATACTGTAGATAAGATTATAGAGTACGTGCAGAGAAGCGAAGGTCTTTGCGCGTGGCATCTAGTCAATAATAAACGCACACGAAATGGCACTGGTTGTATAAAAGCAGGCTTGATAATTATCGACATTGATAATCAAGC